GTGTCCTTTGTCAACTCGCGAGACGGGACACCACCACGGATCCATCCATCGGAAGCCACACTCTCAATTTGGTTGGCGGGATTATTGATTCTCTCCTGAACTGCGGGAAGAAGGGGGGTTTGGTGATACTTAATGTAACTCTTCTCACTGAGGTTATTTACGCTGCGCTTGTTCACGATTTGCTCGCCTTGTTGAATCTGAGACTCCATAACGGGGTTAACAGCGCCGCGGCCTAAATAGGGGACCGTCGCGAATGGGCGCTGAAACAGGTCAATATGGCAGCGAGGGTGGGTCTGGATGGTTCCAATCAAGAGTTCGGATGAACTGTCAATGTTGCACCCACCTGCGCCAGAGTTGTATCCACCATTATACATAATACCAGGCTGGGTCGTCGCGAGCGCAATCGAACTTTTCATTGAGCAATCGGCAGCAAAGTAGTTTTGGGTCATATAATTACAAGATGCTACATTTTGAATTGTGTTTTGGTCTATACAACATGCGTCATTTCCAATGCGCGCCATATTATCAAAGGTATAACTAGAGACGTTAGCCATTTATACTATAATAATATAATAATATGCGTTATTTTATGAATTTAAACCCGTTGTGTTTCTAAATGTCTACTAAATAGAATATTAACAAAACAGTCAAAATCGCGGTTGGCAATAATAGATGATTATGAGTTTTTGTGTTGACCCCGTTAATTATAATTGAAATTTGGAGATATCAAATATAATTATTTTTATTAATTTTAGTTTGATACATACATAAAATAAAGTGTTACGATTAATGCTATTAATAAAGGGTGTATCGGTAATTGTCTTGTACGCGAGCAATTGCGCCATCTGGAGTGGACTCCTTGCCGGAGTATTTAAGGTCATTGTATAGGAACTGAGCATATGCGCTCTGATCATTCTCTACACGAGTATTTGCTGTGCTAAAAAAGGCGCGATTAGACTGGTCTAATTCAAACTGCTGCCAAAGATCCCCGTATAGTTGTTTGTTGGTATTTTTAATACCAGGGTTCATCATCTGAACCGCCTTCTTCACATTCGTAGTAATATCCTCATCTACATCTACATTGAATGACGGCGGCGCGGATTTTCGCTCGGGATCGTCACTAATTTGTGTCAACAAAACATTGCTAAAAGGATTCTTTTTGGTTCCCTCCTTAAATTCACTTTTCAACACTGAATCCAATGTAACCGGGTTGACATAGGAGTCAGTGTTTTTGTCAAACATCCCAGTTACTTCATTACCACGAATCCTAAACCCCTCGTCTAACATCTCCCGCGTAACCTTCTGTTTACGTATTTTGAACAATACGACAATGGCCACCAATGTCAAAACACCAATAACGAATACTCTCGGGGACATTGTTAAGATATACCCTAAAACCGTAATTAAAATTATAAGCCGCGTGATGGCGTTTAGTTTTTGTTCGTAGCCCATATCAGCCGACGGCCACAACTCGGTCATCTGCGCTTTATTAAATAACACAGTAGGATCGTTGGCCCAAAATGGAATTGTCATTATATATATAATCAGTTTAAAAAAGTTTGGTCGCCACCCTAATTTTTATATTTCGCACACGCGAACATTTGCGCGTAGGAGTTGGACGATTCTTCTAAATTCTGTGTAGTGTATAATGCCTTATTGGATAAAATGTTCGCAGTAATAGGACAATATCGTAATAGAATACTATCATAATAAAATAGAACAGTGTCATAATAAAATAAAAAATTGATTAAAGCCGCCTACTGCTTTACATACATCATAAGATTAGATACAATATGGAAACATACACATTACCAACTATACCAGAGGACTTTAGAACCGGCCAGCCTTTTGTTGGCGCGATTCACCCCAGTTTAAAGCAACTAAATGACTATATTACCCGCAAGTTTAAGCATGATTTTGTAGGAGTTGATATTGTTTCGTTGAATGAGTATATTGCCACAACAAAACAACCGTGGGCAAACGGCGCATATTACCTATTTGGCCAATTACTTACAAACTTTGACACACCATTAACAAATGAATTACTGCAGGAGGCAATTAGTACAGATGCACGGCGGCGGATTGAATATGGCGGCCCGTGTAATAGTATGGAGGCAGCAAGCATAAATCATAATATTCGCGTCTTTCACAATCTGTTATATTTGCTACAAAAATATTATCAACACCCATATGATTTAATGGAATTTTATAAACCTGATGGGGTATACATGACAAAATTTATTGAAGAGTCTTGCTCCTAAACTAGTCGCCGGGGATAAAAATTTGATAAACAGTTTGGTTTACTTTTTTCCCTTCTTCTTCTTGCCATTAGTTTGCGGTTGGTTAGTTTGTTGTGGTGGCGGTTTAGCTCCGCGAGGTGTCCGTTCCGGCTTCTCTTCAACTCCGAACATACCAAACAATTCGGCGTCAGATATGGCCGGTTGTTGCTGCCGTTGCTGCATTTGCGCCGTTGCGCGAGCCTCTTGTTCTACCTTTGCCCTAGCATTGGAGTCCGCCTTTGCGCGGATTCTCTCCTTTGTCTTCTCCAATTTCATCCGTTGGTCCAAATTTGCCTGCATAGCGCCCATGTTTACCTTTCCTCCACCCATTCCAGCCATACCAGCAAGGTCCCCCATTCCCATCTTACTCAACATGGACTGAATATTTCCCATGCCAGGCATATTTTTCATCTTGTTCATCATCTCCGACGCCTCCGCGATAAGCTCAGACTCCTTTAGGTCACCAGATTTAATTTTAGAATCCAACTTATCGCCAACAGTCTTTACCAATCCCATCAACTTGGTCGGATTCTTTACTAGCTTCTGGAACACATCCTTCATATCAGTTGCGCCATCAAAATCAGCGTTTAAATCCGCAGCAGTCTCTTCGGCGATTTCTCGCGCCAATTGCCCCAACTTTCCGTCCAACATCCCAGCAATATGACCATGAAGCTGCTCCGCATCCGGCATATTTATTCCCGCGCTCTCTCCCTCTGCATCCGTGGGGTCACCCTCTTTCGCCTCAAACAAACCCTGCATATGCGATAGGGTCTCCTCCAACTTGGACTTAAATTCGTCCTGATTGATTGCCTCAAACATTTTTGCGGTGTCGCCAAACGCCTCCTTATTATTAAGGGTTCCAACAATCGCAAAGGTAATCAGCTGTAAATACTTCCAAATAGTCTCCCGCGTTTTCTGCGAAATATCACACTGCCACAAGTTTTTGAAGTGGATGCTGGGAAGAAATTCGGTGTCTACCTCCGAGTCCGCCTTGAACATCTCCTCATTTTGGTATAGAATATCAAAGAATCGCGGAGGCAATTTTTTCTGACAAAATTTGAATAGGAGCTGCACTGACGTTTGCTTATGTTTTTCGTATGCCGAACTCCTCGCCTCTGCGTCTTCAATATGACTATAATGTTGCGGCGTCTTTAACCATTTAATTATAAACGGCTCGTATTCAGGAAACGTTGTTCTTATATCACCTACAAAATCACAAATTACTTTCGTAAATTCATCCGGAATTGCCTTGCTTTCTTCGACCATTTAAATAGTATATTTTATATATATCTAAATTAAAATTTATTAAATATATATACCGCGCGTCCACATAATTAAGTCGCATATAGAAGACCCGCATTTCCGCCAACAAATATAACCATATTTACTCGCTCCTCCATCAAGTACATATTATAGTTGTAATCGTAAATACGCCAGGTCGGCTTGTTAATACCTATAATGTCGCCTGTTGCCGGGTCGCAAATGGTTAACACCTGAGCATAAGGATCAACTGGCGGCGCAATAGTAGTAAATTCAAATTGGACATTAGTAAACCGACTCATATTCATGGCCCCCGATGGGTTCGGATTTAATTGGTTTGTGTCCAGGCAAAAATTATAGCAATATAGACCAGGTGGTGCGTTTCCGGATGTTCTGACATACTTTTCAACAAAATTATAGACGCCAGCGGGTAGCATGTTCTCCCTATATTGCCCATCTAGAAGGATCCCGAGAGCAACCAAAATATACTGGAGATTTTGGGGGTTATAAACGCCGGTTATATATAGACCGCTCAACGACCCATCTGGGTTTGCCCCGGGCCCCATACCAGGCACCGCAGGCAGTGTCGGGTTTATATAGTTATACGTTCCGCTACTCGGTGCCACCTGAACGTCCTGCGGCATATAGTTATACGGCCAATTTGTATAATTGGACCACTGGTTTCGCAAGTTTGCGTCGCTTCGCTGGAAATAAAACATCCAACTAATTACCATCCCCAAGGAATCTAAATTAAGTTTATTTTGCCCAGTAATATTGTAGAACGGTGTCTCGTAAACCTGCCTAAATAAATACTTCTGTTCATTCTTGGCGAAGAGTTCAGACTCATCATTAGAGAGAAAACAATAGGTACAATTTAAATTAATGTCCGCATTCCACTGGGTCCTCGTGTCTGTATACGAGATTGGACCAAGAGCCACATCCGGCGGCGTTTGAAGAAATCTATAGAACTGCATATAAAATTGGTTGAAATTGGGTGCGACAACAGGAAAATT